ACCTACTTCTTTCACCGTGCTGACACAGCCTTTACAGATGATGTCTCAAGCCAGGTCAGTGAAAACCCTCAGACGATCATCACTCCAGGGTTTGAGCCTTACAATATCATCACTGGAGCCAATGACACCTTCCAGGTGACACTCAACGGTGGAGCTCTGCGAACGGTTGTTTTCCAGGCCGCTCCTGCTGCTACAGCAGCAAGTCTAGTGACTCAGATTACAGCAGCCCTAGGAGTTGGGGTTGCATCTGTATTCGTTGACAACATCGGAGTCAATCACCTTAAGCTCACGGCAGTTTCCTCTATCTTGATTGGTACTGGAAATGCTAACGGAATCCTTGGTCTCAGTGGTAACCAGTTCGTGAGTGGAAACACTCAGTTCAGGGTGTTTCAACGCCCAATCGTTGACGGGACTTCGGGTGGTATTACCACGACAGACACCTCGAAGGTGGTTGTCAAGGTGAACAACGTCCAGGTGATACCCTCGGCTGTAGATGGGACTAATGGTGTTGTTACGTTGACACTTGCTCCTCCTCCGGGAGCCACTGTTACAATCAACTACTGGGCTAATACTTGGCAGGATACCTTCGACTACTTGCCCAACCCGTTGGTGACGAGTGTCATTAGGGCAGGTATCAGTCCTGGGCGTTCTGATTACATCCAGGGTGCGGACTTCGTCATCAAGAACCCGACTCCGGATGTTTCGATTGTCCACTGGGGTACTAGCTATTCAGTATCCTCCACCTTGCAGACTCCTGGTGCAACACCCTTTGACAGCACTCAGATCATCCCGACCTTAGTCGACGACAAGATGTATCTGGCTCCTTGCACTAGGTTTGCAGATACCTCTGTCATCCCTGCAGTGATCAGTAATACAGTGTTCCTCCTTCCTGAGGTACCCACTACAGGTAATGGTCGTGACACGGTTCTCGGGTCAGCTCTCTTCTCATCAGTTACCAATAGCCGTCAAGATGTAGTCACGAACCGCCCTGACTTGGTAATTGCTAGGGTAGGTCGAACTCTCTCGGATGCCTTGGGTCGACCGGCAGCTACAGTCACCACAGTCGATGGAGTAAACCGGAAGATCACCTTGAGGGATCCTATCCCTGCTGATTGGAACGTATTTGCTACGTTCTACTACAACAGAATTTCGGATGATACCTACATTCTGACCAATACGGTTGCAGGTCCAGTTGGTGCTGGGCAATACAATGTATTCTCATCCCTCTTGAACACGAACCTCTATCAGGTTCGATTTGGCACCAAGAGCGCTCTCTCAGAGATCGTTCAGTGGCCTCGTGGGGTAGAGTACATTCCCGATGCCTTGTACACGGGCTCTGGGGTTCCGGTCTCTGAGACCGTGACTGTAACCTTCGGTCAGGCTCCAGCACGCAATGCTGTCTACACTAACGAAGGGGCTCAGCCTTATTCGTTCTACACGGCTTCTGCAAGTTGGATCACTAACGTCAACGGGACTCCGGTTACTACGAACCTTCTCACAGCTCAGAAGGCTACCCTAGTAAGTCAGGCAGTAACCCTTGTCGGTGGTAATATTACTATCACAACTGGTGTGAACGATACTCTCGCTCTCATCGTTGATGGGGTTAGTGTTACGGCTACTCTAGCAGGTGGAGCTCAGGCACCTTCTGCTATTGTCACAACCATCAATGCAGCTATTGATGCAGCTTTGGCTGTAGAACAATTGACTTCAACTGGGTGGGTTACTGGAGTTGGATGGAGTGGCGCCTATAATGCGTTCACTCACTCCTCGGGTACCGCAACTCTGACCAATACCCTGGCGGCTGATGGGACGTCAGATTACATTGTGACCGTTACCATAACGTATGCATCTACCCCAGCAGGAAGTGTAACCGTAGATTTTGGTGGTGATACTCACGCAGCTATATCTAATACTACCACGTATACACTCACGTCCACCACTACTGGATCATTGGCAATTACACCACTGACAGCCTTCAATGGTACTATTGCAGTAAGTGTCAAGAAAGTTGTTATCAATACCCTAGCATCTGCGGTATCGGCATTTGGTGGGACAGCAGCCTTCTTTGTAATCAAGAGCAACACAACTCCTGCAGCACTTCCAGGTGGGTTCGACGCTGTCAGCTCGGTTTACATAGCTCAAGGTACTGCTGAGACTCTACTTGGGTTCAGGACCTTTGAACAGGCTCTTGGAACCACTGGGTCTATCAACAAACCTGCAACTATCCTCGGGTCAAGTGCGGAACCCTTCACGGTTATCCCAAGCGTGAATGATACCTTCCAGGTAAGGATCAACGGGGTTGACTTTACCTCAACTCTCACCAATGAGATCACACCCACTACGGGTTGGGTATTAGGTACTGGGTGGACTGGACCTTATCCAACCTTTACTCATGCATCTGGTAATACAGCAACTCTGACCAATCCGATGGCAGCTATCGTTGGTGCAGACTATGATGTAGTCCTCACGGTTGTTCCGTCAGCAGGAACAATTGGTGTAGCATTATCGTTTGGTGGGGCGACTGAAACCCCAGTCAACACCACAACTACCTATACAATTACAGCAAGTACGGTAGCATCACTGGTCATCACTCCGGATACAACCTTTGTAGGTACAGTATCGATTGATATCCAGTCAAAGTCGGCTGGTGTGATCGCCAGTCAGATTAATGCTGTAGTCACCTCACAAGGTTCAGCTACTGATGGGACTCTTACCAATCTTGGTAAGATCAGAATCACCAGCAACACTAATCAGACTCAATCAGCAGTTCTGATTGGTGCGGGTACTGCAAACACACTTCTTGGTTTTAGCCAAGGTTCTTTCGCAAGTCAGACCTTAGTTACGGCTCAAGAAGTTGTCGATTCACTCATGGGTACCGGTGGTTTCACTGGTGCGGTTGCCTACCCCTCAACCATCAATGGTCAGACCTATGTCACCATTGAGTCACTGACGACCGGCATCACTAGCAGCATTGGGTTCTCAACAGCAACAGCTTTCAACACTCTCACCGGTACTGGGATTGTTCCCGGAGTCTCTGGTGATAATGGTGAGGCCGTAACCGATAACTTCGCTGTCACATCCTCGGATGTAGTCAATGGGTCGTCGGGTACTGGGTACCCTGGTCAGACCTACACGGATGCCCGTACAGGTCTGAGGTTCACGGTTCTTCCGGCAACCACAGGGCACTATGACACTGCTGGTAGCTTCACCCTCCTCGCATCACAGACCTTCGCTGTGAACCCTGGAGTTCCCTTCTACTCTATCCCAGGCCTCGAGACTACTGTGGCCAATACGGTTGGAGTTGGAGTGAATGACACGGCCAACGTTGAGACTTTCAACCCGTCTGGTGTAGAGCCGGCAAATGGGGACTTCTACTTCATTAGTTACTACTACATGAAGCAGGACTTCTCGACGAAGCTGTACTCGCAGTTCAAGACAATTGAAGGTGTGTACGGCCCACTCAATGCCGAGAACAGGGTTACCTTGGGTGCCTATCTGGCCATCCTCAATGGTGCTGTCCTAGTAGGGATCAAGCAGGTGCTCAAGGTTCCGAATACGAACCAAGCCTCCGCACAGTCCTTCATCACAGCTATCCAAGGCTTGGCTACTCCGCTCCCCGGAAACATCAAGCCTGACGTCATCGTGCCCCTCAGCACGGATACAGCAGTGTATTCGTACTTGACCCAGCATTGTGAGGTCATGTCCAATATCCGCAACCAGTCAGAGCGGATGGGTATGATTGGCTTTGCTAGTGGGACTACCCCCACTGTGGCTCAAACCATTGCGAAGTCCTTGTTCAGCTCGAGGATCGTGGCTCTCTACCCTGATTCGGTAGTTGTCACCTTCACGGATGAACTTGGCAATACCTTCCAGTCTCTGGTGGATGGTACCTTCTTCGCGGCGGCTGTTGCCGGTGCTGTCTGCTCACCAGCGGTGGACGTTGCCACCCCGTACACGAGACGTCAGCTCCAAGGGTTCACTCAGATCCCCAGGATCATGGACCCGGTCGAGGCCAATCAAACGGCAACGGCTGGTATCACCATTCTGGAAGATCTGCAGCCGATCATCAGGATTCGTCAGGGTCTCACGACCAACATGACGAACATCCTGACCAGGTTGCCCACGGTAACCCAGATCGCGGACTACGTCTCCATCAGTTCAAGGTCAGTCCTTGACGCGTACGTAGGTACCAAGTTCCTGTCGAGTCGAACCAATGAAGTCGAGGTCTCGATGACCTCCCTCTTCAAGCAACTCATCCAACAGGAGATTGTGTCGGCCTTCACCGGTATCGCCGCTACGGTAGACCCACAAGACCCCACAATATTGAATGCTGTAGCATACTATGCTCCAATATTCCCACTCCTCTACATTGTTTTGACCTTTAACCTAAGAGCTAGGGTCTAGGGGCAGGTTTTACCCTGACTTTTCAAGTACTTACAAGAGTAGTACATCAGTATCTTGACAGACCTCACTTTGGTGGTACCCCTACCGAAGTGAGGTTTAGTCATGCCCGTTGGTAAACACTCTTCTACCATCCCCTCAGATACCTACTCACTGTTTGAGTCTACTGAGGGTTTCAAGGCAATAGCCAAACGTCTCGAGGTCTCTCCCAACACTCTACGAAAGTGGTGGGTTGAAAAGTTTGGGCAGGAAGCTTTTGATTCTCGTGGGAAGAAGTTACAATCAGCAGCAGCAGTCGCTTGTGGGCGTAGTAGGGCTGGGTCAACCCATAAGATGAAAGAGGTAGTGGAACCTTGTGCGGAATGTGGTAACCCTACTTCAGTAACCCTACTTTCAAGGTCTAGACTAAGCAGAGTTACTTGCCCTACCTGTTCCGATAGAGAACGAGGGGTTGACCGTCAGTGCCCGGTGTGTGGTCTCGGGTGTTCTGGTTCAAAGGGGCTTTCAATGCATCTAGCTCAAGTTTCGGATACTACCCACCAGGAGTACCTTCAAGTGCAAGAAGACTTAACTTGGGAAGGGAAGGTTGAAAGTAAGGATTACGTGACCTGCCTTCTTTGCGGACACAAGTCAGTAACCCTAGCTCGCCACTTGTTGGCAGCACATAAGATTAATGCTGGTCAATACAGGATGCAGTTCCCAGAGGCCCTTATTCGTTCTGAAGCTTTGACAGAACTCAGAGGGGTATCTGCAAGAGAAGCACATGAAAAGTTCCCTACCAAGGGAAAGACGAAAACCATCTTGTGCTCAAATTGTGACCGAGAGCTTGAAGTTTCAGCATTCTTTGCCTATGCTACGCATGACTCTCGATGTCCAGAGTGTAAGCAAGCTGACCTCGAAGCAGCCGACTTATCCAAATGGGAGGGTAAGTCAGAACCTGATGACTACGTGACTTGTCAGGTCTGTGGTCATCGAGCAGAAAACCTAACTTCTCACGTTAATAGTGAACATCGGGAACTTATTGGGCGTTACGAGGCCGTCCATCCAAATTCCAAACTCATAGCCCTAACTTCTAAAATTCATGATCCTTCATCCCTCAGAGGGCGAACCTTGTCGGAGGAGGTCAAGGCTAAGATGTCTGCCAGTGCTGGTTGGAATCGTGGTTTGACCAAGGATACAGATACACGTGTAGCTAATGCGGCAGCAGCAATGAAGGGTAGGGTTTCATGGAGCAAGGGTCTCACTAAGGAAGATCACCCTGGTCTTCAGAGTACGTCAGAGAAACTATCACTTGTCAAAATTGGGGTTCCAAATGATGCATCAAGGTTAGACTTAACCTTGTTGGATTTCACCCCTTATCTTGATGAGGTCGGTGCTGTGGATCTTAAGACTATGGCACAGGAACTTGATATTTGTGACCCCACCCTAAGAAAGTACATGGATGTTCTTGGACTTCGTAGCTCTACCAAGTACATGGATGCTAGGGCGGAGAGGCAGATTATTAGGTTGGAGAAGGAAGACTTACTTCCCTTCAGATTGAAGAATGGGAAGGTGATTGTCGCATCAGCTATGGTCGGGCTCAAGAAGGATTACAAAGTCATAAAGCGCGAGTGCACTCGGCATGGTTTGGAGACATTTAGTCATAGAATTCGTCAAACTATATGTCTTGATGTTATCTCAAAAATCCTTGGTGGGGTTTCTTTCACTCAGGAGTGGGAATCCATGAAGTTCGTAAATCCACCCTCAGGTCATCGCTTTCGTTTTGATGGGTACTTCCCCTCTCATAACTTGATAGTGGAGTTCCATGGGTGGCAACATTGGATATTCCCTTCGGTGTACATCAAACGAGAGGATCTATTCTTCGCACTCCAAGAGCGTGACCGGATCAAGGAGAATCTGATTCAATCCGACCCGGTGCTCAGGTACTTCTTGGTTCGGGAGGACGAGCCCTATGCAGACCCTGAATATATTCGAGGAAGATTGATTGACGAGGGGTACTTGGAGCCTGGCAAGTAAAACCGTTTGCCTTTCTATTGAAAGTCATCTACGTAGATTCGGAGAACCTGATGACCTCGACTACTGAAGAGCTCCCAGTCCAAGCCGGCTTGTTTGATCCTGTCTTGAGTAGGGCTCTGAAGAACCCATTACTAGTCCCAATAGCTTCTACGGTGGCCAAAGTGGCTCCGACTGAGGAGGAGGATGAGCCAGTCGGTGAGTTCCAAGTTGCCGAGTACATTATCTTCCTCTTGGCTTTGGATACTTATGAGAGGTATGCCGAAGAGACCTCTGGGGTTGACAACCCAGAGGATGCTCTCATCAAGAAGGGCCTTCGCATTCTTCGAATGGCGGATACTCAGCTCGAGGCTTATGGGGAATTCCTCGAGAGTCATCTAGAGAAGCCATCCCAGAAGGCAATGCTTCGGAGGGCTCTGAATCTAAAGGTCTTCAACCCGGCGGGAGCTGCTCGAAGAGCTCTTCAGTTTAGGACTCTTCTAACTAGGGGTGGTACCTCAACTGTGAAGGGGATCTTAGCAAATCCAAAATATGTTCGACAGGTCAAGCAATCCATAGCGGCCTCTATGTTGGATGATGCCGACAAGGCTCTCGACATATTCGCTGCAATTCCGATGCTGAACATCAGAATGAGGGATTGGATTGATGGTGCAGCTAAACAGTCAGGGTCAGGTCAGTTTGCTCCCGAGCCAGTGGACAATGCTTCTAACGAGATCCAAGACTCCATAGCGCTTACTACCACGAGTATCAAAGAGGTTGCTTCAGTAGGGGCCCAAGATACTCAGGTTAACCAAGACTCCCGCTCAGCAATGTTGGCTACCGTTCAGGAGAATGCTACTGCTGCTGCCAAGAAGTCCTTAGAGATCAATCAAAAGCCTGATGAACCACCGAAGCAGTCTGAGGTTGTTGGTATTGCTACTGCGGCGGCCGTAGCTGCCATTAGTGACCCAGCAATTCTACAGAACATACCGGTACCCCTTCAGCACTTGGATGATGAGCAGAGGGCAGCGGCTCTCACTGGGGGTAGGGTTCGAGTGGCGGCCGGTGCCGGCAGTGGGAAGTCGACGACTCTAGTATCTCGTATCGAGTACTTAGTGAAGGATGGAAAAGTCAATCCCGCTCGAATCATGGCATGCTCTTTCAACAAAAAGGCGGCCGTTGAGTTGGAGGATAAGATCAAGGGTAAGCTCAGTGGTGTGGTTGGGACTACTGGGGTGCAGGTTGGGACTATGCACGCCTTGTTCAAGAACCTCATCGGCACTACTGGGAAGCCTGGGTTCGGAACACCAGAGGAGAAAGCGATGCTTACTCCTCCTAGATTGGTAGCCCCTCCTTGGGGTAAGCAGAAAACCATCAACCCCTCGAGCCTTTCATTAGCCATCCGAAACATGTGGATGGAGTGCGGTCCAGATGCTTTGGTGTCTCGCTATGGGTACCCTAGGAAGTGGGTAGAGAACCCACCTCAGGCAAAGAAGGCTGGGTTACTTCTCAACGCTTGGCGTGGGAACGATGTGACTCTCGAGCAGGCTAAAGCGTCCGTCACCTCACAAGCTGAAGCTCAGGCTGTAATCTGGTACGAGATGTACCTAGGGCTTAAGGGGGACATCCCTGGTTGGCTTCCCCCGTGTAACCCATCCAAGCCGTATGAGAGCTTCATGTTGAAGAACCGTAGGGGCAAGGAGCGCCTAGGGGACATGGATGACATGCTCAAGATTTTGAGGGACATCTTGAGACGGGATCCAAAGGCTAAGGAAGTCATGCAGGGTATGTTCGATCATATCCTCGTGGATGAAGCTCAAGACCTCAATACCGTTCAGCACCAGATCTTCGGCATGCTTTCTGAGCATATCCCACAAGACTCCAAGGATAAGTCAATTTGGATGGTTGGTGATGAAAAGCAGGCGATCTACCAGTTCCGTGGAGCCAAACCAGAGCTATTCCAGAACTTAGATGAGGGTTGGACTCTTCGCACTATTCGAACCAACTACAGGTGCCAACCTGAGATTGTGGAAGCTGCCAACAGACTCATTGAGCGTGACAGTGACGGAACGGTAATAGCTTCTAAGTCGGATCCGAGAAAGAGTCCTGGCCAAGCTTCTATTCAAGTGAATGTTCCGGATTCCAATGTTGAAGCTGCTATTGACACTATAGGACGATACCGAAAGGATATCGACGAAGGTGCTGCTACAGAGGACTTCGCAGTACTAGCTAGGACTAATGCTGAACTCAATGACTTTGAAACAGCTTGTATCATCAATGAGATCCCCTACATTCGTAGAGGTGGGAGAGGGTTCCTCGAGGCACCTGAATCCAAAGCGGTACTCGGGTACATCGATCTAGCAACCGGTAATGACTATGAGAAGATGAGAGACTCACTCATCTCCATTCTTACCAAGCCTGATCGTGGGGTACGCCTAAGTCACAGTGACTTAGAGAAAGCAGTAGACGAAGCTCTTGATGAGGTAGCCCGCAAGCAACGGGTAGATGTAAGAAATGTCAGACCAGACATCTTGCTGGACTCTCGTTATGTACGAGTATTAGCTGACCGTCTTAAGATGCCCTACAGGGCAGTCATCGTAGATTCTATGGTGCGTAGGGGAAAGAGTATAAGTACTGCAGAGTATGCCTATGGTCGTATAGTCGATGACCTAGCAGATGCCCTACGTGGGATAGCTCCTGGTATCCGTGACCTTCAGGACTACATTGAGGGTAACCACACAACGGAAGAGCTCCTCAATTACATCTTGGATAATACCAGTTCGACGGTCAAGAGTTGGGATTCAGCAACCAGGACAGAATCCTTTGCAACCGCAACTTTGCGAGAGCAAATCTCTGAGGATACCGCTATCTATTCCGATGATGAGCAGGGTGTAGAAGATGAGGAGGACAAGGAAACTGACGTCCATAATGAGTTAGGAGAGGAGGGACTTCTTAAGATCAAGGAGAAGTCTAATCAGGGTAAGGGGCTTGGGGCTGTTCAGTTCCTGTTCTCATTGGCTCAACCAAATGAGAATGACCAAAAAGAAGCAACTGACCCAGCCTTAGCTCAAGGCTACATCAAAAAGCTGGCTAGGTACTCGAAGCTCGCTGCCACTCTCAGGGTAGATCCAGCCAAGTGGGAGAAGAAGCAACAAGAGCTACCCCCAGGACTACGGAAGGAAAAGCCACCGGCTATCACCCTATCTACGGTCCATTCAGTCAAAGGGGCTCAGTGGCAGAATGTGGCCGTTGTAATGCCGAAGGGTCTCTTTCCAATGGAGAGGAAGCCCAAGCCTGATGATCCACCTCCGGATCCAGTTCAGGAAGCAGCTCGGATGAAGGCTGAACGCAACTTGGCCTATGTGGCTTTGACTCGGGCAGCTGTCAATCTTGAGATTACCTGTCCGAAGGGGATGAGTCCCTTTGTTTTTGATGCAGGTCTGGCACCTGGTGAGAACGTATCTAAACCCGGTGTTGAGCCGCAAGAGGTGACCAAAGAATCCTCTGCTGACCTAGTAGACTCCATTTACGCTGAGGAGCTTTGAGATGGCTTACGTTGAAGTAACTCTGAAGGAGATGGATACCTTCCTCAAGAGGGGTTTTCGAGCATTGAGGCCTGATCAGGGATCATTTAGAGGGCAAGTTACCTATGACTTGTACTTGAGCCCTTCAGTAGTTATTCGAATCTATACCTCAATCATGCAAAGTGGTTACTCAGCGGGGGCAGGGGGTGACTCTATTAGAGTTGTAATCCTCGGAGTGAAGTCTGAGAAGCCCCTTGTTAGTGGTTCCTTCCTTGTAAAGAGAACCAACAGCTGGCGCAATACTCTGCAGGACAAGATCGAAGAATACATTGAGCTGTATGAGGAGAAGGCTGAGTACTGGGATCAACGTGGTAATGCTGCACCTGGTTCAAAGGGGCCGTCGGCTTCAGATAAGCAGATCAAGTTTATCCTGTCGATGGCCGCTCGTGCTGAAGAGGTTCAATGGGATGACACTGGACTTTCATGGCCCCCGGATCAAGATGCCATCAGAGATCTTACTTCGAAGGAAGCCAGCAATGTCATTACCATTCTCCTGAGTCATGGTCTCGGGGGTAGCAAGTATTCGAGTGACAAGGATTCTTCAGGGTACAGCTCTGGTGAGGTGGTTGACATTCCAGTTCCGGATCACAATGCTGGGGTCTCAATCCCTGATGTTAGGAACCTCATTCGGGAGACTATTCAGAAGACTGCCTGTGACGGTGCCTGTGGTGGGTCTTGCGGCACTGAGTGCAAGTGTGAAGGTACTTGCACCTGTGGAGCTAAGAAAACCTCCTCTGATTCAGTGTACAATTACGACTTCTCATAACTCGGTGTAGTCACCGTGGATGGAAGATCTTCAATTCCAGGTCATAGTTGATCCTGGACAGCCCGCTTTGATTGACAACACCAT